CTTATGGTTAATAAGTACATAGCATGTCCCAATAATGGGGCGATAGATACAGGCTTTTTAGAATGAATTGCAATTGTACTTGATATAATAAATACCAAATTTATTATATCAATTATTCTTGAGAAAATAACAAGGTTATAAATAGATATAAGAAAAATAACTTCAAAAGCTATTCGCATATTCTTATTGTATTTCACTTCCACTACACCCGGAATGGGTTCAGGTTCTTGAACTGGTTCTACTAATGGGGGTGAAGTTTCAATACTTTCATTCACCCCAATTCGAAGAGATCCATCCGGTATTTCTACAACAACAAACTTTTCATTATTCATTATATACATTTTATGTAGGGATTAATACTTTTCTTAGGTTCTGCAATTTGTTTTAGATGAATGGTATGATGTGAAAAATTATATTTAGGAAACATCTCTTTTATTTTATTTGACAATGTCGTAGCTGGAACTATTTGGGATGATCCTAGACACACAGCATCTCTTTCATATTCGAGGAAACGGTCTTCCATGGTAACGAATTTATCCAATTCTTCTTTGGACAATCCATCTTTATTCATTAATACATATGTGTCTTTTGATAAGCCGTTACTAATGTAAAAAAAATTAGATATATCCACTTCATCTGAGGTTTTACGTTTTTCAAGTAATAAATATATAACAATAATGCTCAGTATTATATACAGCATGTTATTACTAGTTTAGATTAATTTTGAAACGTCATTAATCTTGTGAAGAATATTGAAAAGTTGATCATGTGAAGTGACATCACCTGGTTTGTTAATTTCGAGCTCGATTTGATAAGATGAAGCATCTTCAGAGTCCTTATCAACACTGTCACCCGAAGAAATTGTCATATCGATACTGAGATTCTTTCTAACAAAGGAGTGACGAAGTTTTGATCGTTTGCGATCCATATCATATTGCCCAAATGTTGGAATTTCTCTCGATATACTGAATCTAACATCGAGTGGTTCAAATTTAAAATCCTGTTTAACAACATTAATTTTTTGAACCATAACTTGTTCACCAGTATTTTCATCTGATGAAATACGAATACCGTTAGTGTCGTCGTAATATACATCGGTTGTAGTCGTTTTCGCACTTTCCCAACCATTATATTTCTTCAAACCTTTCAAAACTCGTTCAAAAGTTTCCTTTCCAACGTTCGTGTCGAAAAGAGAACCATTATGCTTTCCGAGACGAATTTCCACTTCAATGTGCTCTTCATTCTTATGTAATTCAAAGAGATCCTTTACTTTTTCAGTGATAGATTTGGTATCCATTTTTACTTATCATTTGATATACGCGTCTTTTACTTAAGCCTTTTTTGTTGATAAAGTTTAATGAAAGGTTTCGATAATAAAGGAAATACATGTTACTTCAATACCGCTCTTCAGTGTTTGTTACATATCCCACTGTTAAGTAATCTGTTCTTACGATACCCATATAATGGTGATTGTTCATTCACTACGTGTTACTCAGATTTAGTTCAGAGATACTGGACGAAAGGGCAAAATACTGTTGATATTAATACACTCATAAAACATTTCCGTGAAAAGTTTCCTAGATTTAACTCCAATGAACAACACGATGTTCAAGAAGCCATTATGTGTATGATTGATATACTAGAAACGTGTAAACCAGAAATTAAAGATTGGTTCTATGGAAAAAAGACACAAGAAACGATATGGCCAGGTGGAAAGACATCGAATGAAGAAGTATTTGGTATTCATTTGATCACTTCTGATGGGAATGATATGGAAAAAATGTTATTGAAAAGTACTGATTGGAATATAATAGAGAATTTTGAAGATATAGAAGGGAAAACACATCATATAGCTACGAGTCGTATGGTATTTTCGAAGCTTCCGCAAATATTGATGCTTTCGTTTGATAGAAAAAGTTATATTAAAATCATAGAAAATCTAGTTATTGACAACAATGAATATACCCTTATATCTAGTGCATTACATATTGGTAATCAACACGATGGTCATTATGTAAGTTTTGTAAAAATCCGGAACAAATGGCATTTGATTGATGACAATGAAATTAAACAACAAGATCTCCCCGAGGAAGGTGGTTTTTATTTTATGGTCTACAATCTAAAAACTCCTTCATCTTGATATCTTCCTTAATATTTACGATTGTACGGTAAAATGTCCTACGATTATTTGGGTGTGTCTTATCGTATCGTCTTTTAAGGGGTTTCCACCACATTGGTTCTTCCCACCCCATATACATACATTCAACAATGGCATCATCTTCGAACCACGACTTGTCTTCAATTCGGTTAGGTGGAATTTCTGACTCAAAAATAAGTTTTCCCTTCTCTTGTACATACAGTCTCCATGATGGTCTTCCCGGTACTAAACCGGCAGTTTCTCGAGAAGGTTCCCGTTTCATTAAAAAATCCACTGTATTCTTCATCTGTGGTTTCCACTTAAACATCGTTTCATGTGTACCTATACGAATTGGCTCATTTATTGGGGTAAATACAAGTCCATCAACTTCTTGTTTTATAGTTGGAAGGTGTTCATCCATAAATTGTGCAAAATCCTTCATATGATGTAACTCTTTTAATTGAAGACGATATTTATCCATTTTCATATAAATGATTGAATCAGTAACACCAAATTTAGCGTAGCCGAGACGATCTAGTAAATTGGAATTCCATACCGATTTTCCACCAACAAGTACAGCATCATAAATCATGAGTGTATTCTCATATAGTTCACCGTCCAAGATTGTTCCGTCATATACACTCTTTTTTAGATTAAGTGACACCTCGAACATCTTGAATGAGCGATTCACGAATAGACATTTATTATTTCCTTCAAACCTCAAAGCGACCATCATATGACGTTCTCCATCGGTCTTTTCACATACAACATATTGTCCCTTCTTAAGAATAGGGAAATGCTTGTACTCAACCGATATAGGTTGTGGTCCAGGAAAATAGTCTTTACTTCCCCATACTTGATGAATAAAGCTTACAACATATTTGTAAAGTGGGGATTCCGACTTTATAGACATGTTTTATACTGAATCAAAAACTTTAATTGACTTTCACACCAGCTGCGTTTAGAATACTACTAATACATTCATGTGTATAAGCGATGGTTAACTTAGATGCCGTAAACGCATAAAGTTTTACACCTTGTTGTACAAATTTTTCAAACATTTTTGGACTCACTTTATAATCTTTATTTTTATGTAATGACTTGAGAACATTCTTAGTGTTCATTATCCATACACGTGCGTTCGTTCTCGTTACATGATAAATATTAGTGTCCACCTTCTTTCCAACTTCTGTATCGAAATTAAGACCCATTTGATAATATGGTTCATCTACATTCTCATTTACCTTATTCTTGAACATTTCCCAATCAATACCTTCTTTTACACCAGGAAATACAAGACATCCTATATGTTCATGTTTCCCGATACATTCATCCAGAGATATATCATCGACACCTACCCCGAAATCAATAAAAAATATACGGTCGTATAGCTTCATACAATGTTGTACCATTTCAGCTTTTTTAAATGGGTCATCATCGATGTACACAATTTCATTTTTAATATCATTCTGAATACATCGCATGTTCAACTTCAGTACAGAATGGAGCGTCTTTACATGACATGCTTTAGACCTTGTAACTAAAATAGTGACTAGCTTCATTTATAATTATTACAATTTAAACCTTAAGCCTGTCGTTTAGACATCCAATAAATGGGAGATTACCAACATGTCCAAGGGTCGTATTCACATCTGCGTAAATTTTACCATCAGTTTGTTGCCATCTGCGACAGAACGCATAGTCTTCAGAAAGGTAACGACGACTCGTGGGGTCAATCATACAGTCGAAACATGCGTGATAATCATCAAAATCCCGATTTGAGTGATCATTTTTACACCATAAATCCGGGAACTTTTCTTCTAATGTTTTAAAAACGGATCGTTTAATCATCATAAATCCGGTTGGTCCATCTAAAATCTCAATAAATCCATCGACTACTGATCTACTTTGGGCACCAAAATTAATTACAAGACTGGAAGAAAGCATTGACATATCACGTGTATCACCGTTTTTGATAGCATCGGCTGCTTGATCCCATACCACCGTCTTTTTGGGGTAACATGCGACGGATAAGTCGTGACCAGATTTAATTAAACGCACAACGGATTCTGGATCAAAGTGGATATCCGCGTCGATGAACATAAAATATTCACAATCCGTTTTTTGCATAAAACGACCAACGGAGACATTACGGGCGCGGTGTACGAGAGATTCATTTTCGGTTGTATCTAATAACAATTGTATATTTTCTTTCATTAAAAGTAGTTGAAGTTTTATAATACTAGTCATATATTTTTCCAAACATAATCCACCATAACATGGTGTGGCTAAAAACAACTTCACCATATTCTAGTACTATGATTTAGCCTCTAAGTGCTTTTTAATGAGATTATCAATTTTATTAAGAGTGGGCACGGATATGTTACATTTTTCACATAACTCTGATTTTTTTACTTTCGTCCCAAGAACTATATAAATAATTGCAGAAGCGATACTATTCGGTGTTTTACTCATAAGACTGGTACAATCGTCGGTCATTTGACACAATTTATTGCATTTTAATCTTTCCTCCCGTGTGATTTCAAATGAATTCAATAATCTGTTCATTACATCGAATGCTTTTGTCACATAATTCTTTTCGGTAATCCCCATGATGGTATCTTTGAAGATCTGAGTCGTACGACTTACATCTTTTGATTGAATACCAAACATATCTGAAATTTCTTTTGTTGTTCGAGGATGTTTCGCGAGACGACATGCATATAATACACAATTTGCCTTGATACCTAATCGTACAGCACCCCGTGTAAGTTTTTCTTCATTAAACTTTCGGTACATCATTTTTGCATCCTTAAGAACCACTTCGGGTAAAGTGTAACACGCTTCGTCTATGTCACGATATGCGTGAAAGAGTGAGCGATCCCTATGATTCATGGACATGTGGAAATTTATTTTTGCCATTCGTTTGTTTTCATACGTCGATGAATATTGTGTAGATATGATCGTCCCTTTTCCCCAATTTTGAGAGAAAAGTTCTGGATTAGAATTGGGATTCCCACATCTAGATGGATCATTGACTTTCCCATCATCGTTCATTCCACTAGTCCATTCGGCAGTGTCATCAACATATCGATCTTCTATAAGTCCACATTCCGAACACGTTGGTAAACCTTCTGGTGAAAAAAGTTTAACACCGAGACATTCACGACAAATATGTATATTTACTGTCTTTTCTTCTGTATTTTGTTTTAATAGGGTGTCTACTTGAGACCATATAGTTGCCAGCATTGTTTTGTTATGGCAAACCTTTTATTTACTTTTTAATAACGCGTCTATTGACTTAGGCGTCTGACACGCGATTCGATCAAATCGATTGTGTTTTTGAACCCCCGAGCTCCAGCGGAAGAAGGTTTCCATCCATCCCATTCCTTGTCAATGGTTGCGTAGTCGGCTGGTAAGATAGATTGACCTTCTACCTCGGAGTCTGGTACGATGAAATCCGCCATCTCCGAATCAGTATCACTTTCTAATAGTGTATCGTGAACTTCACTGTCACTTTCTTCCATATCAATTTCTGAATAATACGCAAACATATCAATGTTAACACGTTTCATCTCAAGATCCTCAAAATTTGTCCCACTTGGGTGGTGTTCCATCACACTCTCGTATGGTGCTGGGGACAATTCAGATGTATCGATTTTATAAACACAGGCGGATTTGTAAATAGACTCAGTAGGGCTTAGGTAATGAAGACCTAATGTGTTACCTGTATTCATGGCAACGACTGCTAACATTTGGTCTTCGATACCGTCTTCATTTACTAAAACTTTTACTATATCATTCTCAATTATATCAGAGGGCACAATCATGCTTAGAGTTTTCTGACAAAAAATATTCAGGGATAATATCACAGATGAAAGTTTTTATTTATTCAAAAGAGGGATGTACGTATTGTGACCATGCTGTCACACTTTGTGAGACTGAAAGCTTAGAGTATGAGAAGGTAATGGTCAGTAAAGACAAACTAAAAGAGATATGTGGTGAATCAGTAACAAACTATCCTCAAATATATATTGACGATCGTCATGTCGGAACGTACTTCGACTTCCAGGATTATATTGAAAATGATTACGAACCTATACTTGCCCCGACACTAAATCGTTTTACTGTATTTCCCCTGAAGTATCCTCATCTATGGGAGCTCTATAAGAAAGCTCAGATGTCTAATTGGACTGCTGAAGAAGTGGATTTCTCTAAGGACATAGAAGATTGGAAGACTCTAAACGATAACGAACAAAAATTTATTAAATACATCCTCGCCTTTTTTGCTGGGTCTGATGGTATCGTATTCGAAAACATCAATAACAACTTTTCCGATGAAGTACAAATATCAGAGGCTCGGTCATTCTATGCCTATCAATGCCATAATGAGATGGTTCACGGTGAGACCTATTCAAAACTTATAGACAAATACATCAAAGATACTACTGAGAAAAAACAGCTTTTCCAAGCTATACAAACCATCCCATGCATACAAAATAAGGCTCAATGGGCGATGAAATGGTTTGATACAAAGTCTCGTTCATTTGCTGAACGCCTATTCGCATTCGCATGTGTCGAGGGGATCTTCTTTTCTGGGAGTTTTTGTGCAATTTTCTGGTTGAAGAAGAGAGGGCTTATGCCTGGTCTTTGTTTCAGTAACGAGCTCATCTCACGAGATGAAGGTCTACACCAAGAGTTTGCTGTTGAGTTGTTCAAATTACTTCGTAATAAACCTTCAACAGAAGTTATTCATTCCATTGTCAAGGAAGCGGTGAAAATTGAGAAGGGTTTCATTATTGATGCGCTTCCGTGTAACCTTATTGGTATGAACTCTGATAAAATGGCTGAATACATCGAATATGTGTCCGACCGCCTCCTCAAACAGATTGGCCAACCCCCCATTTGGAATTCTAAAAACCCATTTGATTTCATGGAAAATATAAGTCTCGATGGGAAGACAAACTTTTTTGAAAAACGGGTTGGTGATTATGGAAAAATGGACGAAGATCCCACTAATCTTGCTTTCGATGAAGAATTTTGAACATTTTACAACCAATTAACTTAAATGGTTTGTAGAACGCAATTTTATTTAAAATAATCCACCATCAACACCAATTTCGAATGGTTCAAGAATCTTTCCCGTATCAGTCTTTTCGGGTATCTTGGGTTCTTTGAAACCGGGTTCGGGTACTGGAGCTTCTGCCATAGACATGACGGTTTTACTACCTTTACTAGATTCCTTCTGTGATTTGCCATTACCCTGACATGACGGCTTATCTCTTTGTATGTTCATCATACCCCATACGATGAACATGAAAACGATTGCGTGAATTGCCAACCCAAACGCGGTGGGGCATCCGTTAGGTGAGGCAATTTTGGATCCCAAAAACCCCCTGATGAACCTAAAAGTCATCGGGTTGGCGACTACATAAAATGTCAATGCCGAAATTATCGAGATGATAAATTTATTTTCTTGTTTTTTACCATTACACCCACATCCACAGTCTTTAAATAGACCCATATTCACTTTTATAATATATGTCAACAAAAAAACTGACTTAAAGTCAAGCCGTCTAATAGATATATAACCAACCCACAATGTCGCTCACTATCCAACAATCATCTGAATTCTCCCCTGCTTCTGTGCAATTTTCAAAATTTCGTAAAAACAAAAATGGCGGCAAAGCCGTATACCTCAATGCGGGCGACAACAAAAAAATTTATGTTCAACTTCCATTCTTACGTTCACCATATGGTCTGAGTGCTTACACTGATGAAGCTACCGGACGTACTTCATACTCACTTGATCTTTCATTTGACCCAGACAATTCTGAAGCTATGGAGCTTCATACAAAACTGAAGGAACTCGATGATATCATCGTAAACACAGTTGCAGCCAACTCGAAAGAATGGCTCGGTAAAGAATTCAATGTTGCTGTTCTCAAGGAAGCACTTTACAAACCCATTGTTCGACCAGGTAAGGAGCAATACCCATCGACGATGAAGCTCAAGGTTCTTACCAAGAGTGATGGTTCATTTGTTCCAGAGTGTTACAATATGAACAAGCAAATGGTTACACTCGACAGTATCGAAAAGGGTCAGAAGGCGATGGCCATCATTGATGTTAACCAGATTTGGTTTATCGATAATAAGTTTGGTGTCACGATCCGCCTTCAACAGGTTCTCTTTGAACAGTCTGTCAAGCTTCCCTCATTCGCGTTCCAAGGATTGAACCTCCCAGATGAAGAGGTTGAGGATAACGAGGTCGAAGACGAAATTGAAGAAGTTGACGACCAGTAATTTCAAATTATATACACCCTAAAAAAAATCCATATTGGTAAGAAGAGAAAATCTTCTTACGAATAAGTAAGAATGTCTACTACCGAGAGTAATCTTAAAAAACTTTTAAGAGGTAAGAAAGGTTGTAACCCACAGGATCACTTGTATACATTGATGAATAAAACGAAAACCTTCATGAAGGGATCAAAGGGTAAAAAACTTGGTGAAGGACAATATGGGAAAGTGTACCGTGGGAGTATTAATGAAGGGGGTAAAAGATATGTAGCTTACAAAGAAATCAAGACCCCCCAACTTACTAACAACGTGACACTCGCGGAGTTGCGTAAATCTCTCAAATCGAACCCAGCTAAAATGGAGTACACTATCGCTAAAAAATTACAAGGATTTGGTGTACCAGAAACATATTTGTATAAGGAGTGTCCAGGTAAACAGATTGTTTACACCGAAGTCATCGATGGTACAGATCTGCGTAAATGGTTGAAAACTAAGCCTACCCTAGATGCGATGAAATCTGTTATAGTCCAAACCATTTATAATTTGTACAGGATTCACAAAAAACATCCAAATTTTAGACATCATGATCTTCACGGTGAAAATGTTCTAGTGCGGAAGGTTCCCAAAAAGGATATTAAAATTATATTGAATAACAAATCGTACACAATTTCTAATGGTGGGGTCGAACCGGTGATGATTGATTTTGGATTCGCAGTTTTTCCTCATATCAAAAATCCCTTGATAAACGATAACAATTACAAAAATATAGGAATTTCTAGAAAGTCCCACAAGTTGTATGATGTACACTTTTTCTTGAAGGATATATTCCATCAAATAAATCAACCGTCCAATATGAGTGAGAGAAAAGTACACCAATTCATTCGTAAGTTGTTTCCCGATGAGTATATGAAAAACAATAGTCCCACATACCTCAAGAATGCCCGATTACGTGGGAATCGCAATGCTGCACACACTCTTTATTTACCAGGTTTTGAAAAGGTCTTAAAGTCTCCATTTTTCACCGGGGAGACTCAATTATCGAAAGCTATACCAAAACTCCCACCAACGACTGTACCACGGGTTGTTCTCGCCCCCGTACAGCCAAAGACACCAGTAAACAAAGCTGCGGCGTATGCACGTGCGGTTGCGGTGATGAAAACTGGTGTGGTACGCAAGAAAAGACCGGGTATTGCCAAATAATAATTAATATATGCGTAATATAATAATGATACTAGTCATCATCCTTCTCATCGCCAATATTTATCTTCTTCTACAACTGGGTAAACCAGTGGTCACTTCGAATGTAAAAGAAAAATGGATTGTTTACGGGACCATGGATTGTGGATGGACTCGTAAACAGTTAGAATACATGAAGAAATCTCGAAAGAATTTCGACTTTATTGACTGTACTGAAAATGAATGTACTGGTATGAATGGATTTCCAACTATACTTCACCCTGACGGTACAAAAACTGCGGGGTACACAGAAGTTTAACGGTCAAGACCAGAGATTACCCTGATGGCAATGGTAAGGATGAAGGCATCAAGCATGCTGTTGATAGGCTTGAGGATGGAGATGTGCTTCACGAGAGAAGTGTTCCACACAACACGAAGAATGAAGGTGCTGATGAGAATAGACAACACGAAGATCAGAAGCTGTTTGAGAGCATCCATCTTATTTTCAGATTTGATAAGATTGGTGAACATTTATTACATACTGATATTTTTTTCTAGGTAGACTGTATATGTCTAAGGCTAAAGAAAAGTTACTTCCGTTAAGTGGATCTGAGAATAAATTTACAAATCGTAGATGGTCTTCGAATAAAGGTATACCCAATAACAACTGTTACGCATATGCGGTGGGTGATTACGAAGCTTATCGATGGCAAAAATCCATACCAGGTGATCGGTCTGGGTTATCAAATTCTAAACATACATACACATCGTGCACTGGTCTCCCCAATCGCGTTATTTCAGATAACCCAAAAAATGTTTACAAGATTGATGGTGACAAGAAATGTAAGAAAGGATACTTCAAAATCATGATGTTTGTTTCGTCTGGGAGACCTGGTAGTTATATGCGACAGGGTGATTTCCATTTTTACAAGCAGCATGGGGTCATCGAATATAAAATTAAACCAGGTGATACAGTCAAGTCTATCGCCAGCTTTTTCAAGATTCCTGAATATAGGGTAAAAAAAGGTGGTCGTTTTGAAGTTGGGAAGAGGATAACTTTTAATGCTAATGTATTTAGTCATAAACGTGGATGGGCTACGGGACCTCTTCTTGGGGATGCTAATGGTAAGGCTATAAAAGATCCTCGTACTGCTTCAAGGAAGTATAAAGAGCTAAATTATGATAAGTATTGTAGTTCATTCTGCGTCAAGGATAGCGGAATCAAAGTCGGCAAGGGTTACCCCAAGATCTGATAAAATACTGTTTAGATCAATTGTATTTTCAGCTTCAAACGATATATCAAATAAATCAAGTACATCTAATATAGATTCTTCATTCAATGAAACTACATTAGACATTTGTGTATAATTATTATGAATCGTAACTGCTACTTTAAACTGAGAAACGTCAAAAACCCGTCTACAGGTTGGGCATGTGTTCTTACCTTGGGATTTCCACTTCTCTAGACAGTGGGTATGAAATATATGTCCACAACGAATCGGGGGGTTGGTCCTTGTCGACCTGACTTCATTTAGACATATAGAACACGTGGACATTCTAGAGTATGGTTTTAAAGTTTTTTTCGTGATTTAGCTCAGTTAGTATATATCCGAGGCATTAACTAAGGGCTTGTCACATGAATTACATTTTGTGGTACCTTGTTCGTCTTGAATTTGTGACATGAGTTCGGGACCCTGCTTCTGGAGAAGTTGTCTATAAGAATAATTATCTTCGAAAGTGATATTATTTTTCTTCATTACATAGTTGTTCAATAGTTGGGCTGATGTATTAATCGTGAAACACCGCCCATCGGCCATACCAAGTCGTTGCGACATTTTAATTACTATAAAGTTAGAAATTAATTTGTCTATTCGTAACTGTCTTTACCCAAGAACTAAACCCATTATTTTTTAAATGTCTGACGAATGGGTCACATCTGTATCCAAGAAATATATCGAACACATCTGTGTCTTCTGTACGGGAAACCCGAATATCAGGATTCTCATTGATATGTTGGTTAATAATATTATAAGCGAAAGCAATCTCCTTGAGTGTTTCTGCACCAGTGATGATAATCTTACCGGTACTGAAAATACTACATGTAATCTCCTTCATTTCATGGGATGGTTTGAACTTAATTTTTACTGCTGAGTATCTATCTGGTTCAAAAGAAACTTTGAATATATCATTATATGATTCAAACCAATCCGAAACTTTTATCAAATTTACATTGTAATTGAGACTGAAATTCGAATTAATCATTACAACTCTAAAAGAGTCTGTAGGTAGTTTGATCTCCATATTAAGAAATTCCTTGAAAATATGGACAAGTTGGGTGATGATACGCTTACAGTCAAATAAGTCACAACATCCTGCGACTTGAATACTTCCATTGGGGAAAACTTTAACTGACTTGGTACTATAAGAATCATGATATGTTAGTGTAACCTGGTTGTAAAATGTAGTGGGTTTAAGTTTCCATACAAAACCTTCAGTTGTAGTACCATTCCGTTTCATCTTGTATGTTCCAATGTCCTCGAAAATTGCCCGAAGACGTTTAATATCAATGGTCTGTGTAAAACTTGATATCATCGTAATAGTAGTGATCTTGATCCACGACGGTCGTAACTCGTCTGGGAGAGCATTTCTAAACTCATCAATTGTGAGGAGATAGGAAAAGGAATTGTTCGCTATAGTGGAGTACATTTAGACATAAACGTATTGTAATCGTTGTATAACTTAGGTGTTTAAAGAATATATTCTTTATGTCAATATATGACTTCGTTCTTTAAATATGCAAAAGTTGTAAATGACGTTGAATCTGAGCTCACTTACGTGGAAATTGTGTATGAATCGTATATTCGCGGAAAAGGGTTTCGAACGTTTACAGACTACATGAATACGGAACCTCTCGCAGATTGGGAAGTATTTGAATCAAAAAAGAAATCCATTCCATATATCAAATTCTTGGACATAATGGTTGACAAAACCATTGAAGTGAGACAACGTATGGCTGAAATTATGCTTGATACTCTCCTGTATGAAAAGCATGATATCAATACCTATATTCGTAT